CCAAAAATAAGTACATATTCGAAATAATTAAAGGATAAAATAGAATGTTAAATAATTACAAGGGAAACAGCGCCCATCTTAAGGCGCTAAAACTTGCACGCATAGAGCAACATATTGCAGACGGTGTTGTGTGGCTGTCACTATCCTTGGGTGTCGCCGCTCTGTTTACTTTCCTCAATTGGGCCATGATTGTCCGTTATGGGGCTTAAAACAATGCGAAAAACAAAAGAGCTAGTATTCAGCGGCGAACATCCGCGACTAATCACCGGAGCCAGTTACAGCATTTATGCAATCGCTTTAATAACAGGCATAAGCAGCGCCACGTTGTACCGGAGGCTAAAGGGTCGGGATGAGGTTACCGAATGGGACATTACACCGGCCCAAGAAAGGAACCCTGAGCGCTACGGTAAGACAAACGCACGGGAGCGGTCACGGTTCAACAAGCTGGAGAGTGAGGCGGACAGACTTTCGTCGGCATGGTTGCGGGTTTCACTGTGTCAGTCAAGGCGTTACCTAATTCAAAGTTTGCAATTGGGTACGGCATAGCGTACTGTTTTACAACATTAATTAACTGAGAGGTATACAAGATGGACGAACAAGGCGACGAGCACTTAACGTGGGACGATGAACCACAGGCATTGCATAATTATGAATTGGCCGAAATACTGGCGGACTATAAACGAGACCAAGAGGACGAGAGATGAACAGTTTCGAACACTTAGAAACGCGTGTGGTGCTGTGGCATAGAGACCGCAATTTAATAGAGGGCAGCACAGACGCCGCACAGCACACCAAGCTAGTTGAAGAGGTCAAAGAGCTAGAAACCAACATTCTACTATCTCAGCCGGTGGTTGACGATATCGGGGATTGTTTGGTCGTCCTTATCAACATCGCAGAACGCAACGGGTTGAGCCTGTTGGATTGTCTCAGCCATGCCTATGAGGACATAAAAGACCGCAAGGGTAAAATGGTCGACGGTGTATTCGTTAAAGAACGCGTTTTAAGCGATTCTGACGGCGAATACTTGAAAGGCTTTAGGGTAGGGTCAGGAGAGACTCTCGAAGAGCTTACAAGCTACGATAAGGGCCTCAGAGCAGGTCTACTACATAAACAAGGGGGAAAATCATGAGTTGGCTTATATTTGGAAAGTATTTATCTATAGAGTTGCGTACAGGGACGGGTTTTGACATTGAGTTTTGCGACAGTCGGCCCGTGTGGACACAAAACAACCTAACAGGGGGAGTTGAGCCAATGCCTTTTAAAGGGTGGATCTTGCTTTTGCCCTGTGTTATAATTAGTTGTGGCAATGTATACACATTTGAAGAGGATGATGATGGATGAGTAAAATAAAAGAGTGGATTGGTTATGACTATAAACCCATTGAGGACGCAGTTCCGTACATGATTCAAGAACTAGTTGATCATGAAATGTACAGAATGACACTAGAGGAGGCAAAACAACGGGTAGAGGACAGCGTAAGGGCCTATTACCACGCCCAGAGCGTAGATTCAGTGCTACATAAACATAAAAAGGTATTTAGTCATGAGTAGATGCAAAGCATGTAATCAGATATTGACCGAATATGAGCTAAAAAAGAAAGATCCTGTAAATGTCAACCTTTTTCTCGACCTATGTGGCACTTGTTCGCAGTACTCTAACGATGCTTTATTCGACGGGGATGGCAATACAGCGGAATTAGATGCAGATAGTCTTGACAGTTTAATAAATATAGCTTATAATACTTAAGTAAGCCAAAGAAAGTTTTAGAATAATCTTTAAAGTTAATCCTAAAGGGTACTTAAGTACCCAAAACCAACCTAAAAGGTAATTGTTATGGCAGTAGTAGAAGGTAAAATTGCATTTGAGAACCTAGACACCCACGAGATGTATCAGGGTCAATCCACTGGTAAGTATTCAGTAGTGATCAGTGTCTCTGATTCAGTAGCTGATGATTTAGCAGCTAAGGGTGTAAAAATGCGAGAGTACGAAGGAACTCGACAGCGTAAGTTTAGCAGTAAGTACGATATTCCTGTTGTAGATGTTGACGGTCATCCCTTTACAGGCCGTATCGGTAGGGGATCAACTGTCAGACTTCTATGGGCTGAGGGCCAACCACATCCGGTACACGGCACGTCTACTTATTTAAACAAGATCAAGGTCTTGGAAGTAGCAGAGCAGGAAGAAGGTGAGGACTTTTAATGGAAACGGAGTCCACATTTGTCCAACATGAGTCATGTCCATCATGTCACTCAAAGGATAACTTGGCTAGGTACTCCGATGGGCACGCCGTCTGTTTCTCAGGCGGCTGTTCACATTACGAGAGAGGCGATGGCACAGTTACTAAGATCCACACACGACCAGCGAGGTCATTAGAGATGACAGGAGTAGTAGCAGCGATACCCGATAGACGTATCAATCAGGACACAGCACAACGTTACGGTGTCACGGTGGAATACGGTACTGACGGGACAATATCCAAGCACCACTACCCGTATCATGACAAAGACACGGGAAACACAGTAGGCACAAAAGTTCGTATTGTAGAGAACAAATCATTTTACGCTACAGGAGGTTTCGATAATGCAGGGTTGTTCGGCCAGCAGGCATTCAAGAGTGGCGGTAAGTACATCACGGTCACAGAAGGTGAGGCGGACGCAATGGCTGTCAACGAAATGTTCGACGGCAAATGGCCAGCAGTCAGCATCCGATCCGGTGCAGCAGGAGCAGCCAAGGACATCAAAGCCAACCTCGAATGGCTAGAAACCTTTGATAATGTTGTAATATGTTTTGACAACGACAAAGCAGGTCAGGAAGCGGCAAGGTCAGTACTAGACCTGTTCACACCCAACAAAGCTAAGAATGTCACGCTACCTATGAAGGATGCAGGCGACATGCTTAAGTCACGCAAGGTAGCAGACTTTGTTAAGGAGTGGTGGAACGCTAAGTCATATCGTCCTGACGGTATTATTGCCGGTGACGAGACATGGGAAGCAATTATAAAGCAGTCCGATGTCAAGTCCATTGAGTACCCTTGGGCATGTCTTAACGAGTACACACACGGCTTTAGACGACAGGAGCTAGTTACCATTACATCAGGCTCAGGCATGGGCAAGTCACAGATTGTCAGAGAGTTGGAGCATTACCTGTTAGGCGCTACGGAAGATAACATTGGTATTTTAGCACTGGAAGAGGATATTCCCAAGACGGCGCTAGGTATCATGTCCATCGAGGCCAACAAACAGCTACACCTTGACAAGACAGTCACGGAAGCAGAGAAGCGCGGCTATTGGGAACGTACATTAGGCTCAGGTCGTATCTTTATGTTTGATCATTGGGGCAGCACCAGTGAAGATAACCTGCTAGGACGCATCAGATACATGGCTAAAGGCTTAGACTGCAAGTGGATCATCCTAGATCACCTTAGTATTGTAGTATCGGATCAGGATAACGGCGACGAGCGTAAAGCCATCGACAGCATCATGACCAACCTACGCAAGATAGTGCAGGAGACGGGCATTGGCTTGTTCTTAGTGTCACACCTACGTCGACCATCAGGTCAGAAGGCGCACGAGGATGGCGGCAAGATCAGCTTAGGCGAGCTTAGAGGATCAGCAGCTATTGCACAGCTTAGTGATATAGTTATTGGTTTAGAACGTGACCAACAGCATCCAGATCCAGAGGTACGCAACACGACTTGTGTCAGAGTCTTGAAGAACCGCTTTGTTGGTTTGACAGGCCCTGCCTGCTACCTGTATTATGATAAGGACTCAGGTAGAATGATTGAAACTGCCTGCCCTATATCAGAAGATAGCAACGCGGAGTTTTAAATGCGGGAAATAGTGTTTGACATTGAGACAAACGGATTAGACCCTAGCAAGGTGTGGTTAGTTTGGGCCTACGAGAGAGACACTAAAGAGTTTGTTTTGTTCTCAGGCGATACCGTCTCTAACTTTAGTCAGTACATAAAAGACATGGGAGAGTGCAAAGTAATAGGTCACAACATCATTGCATTTGACATACCTGTCTGCGAAAAGTTGTTAGGTACTGACTTTAGTAAGTGTGAAGTAGTAGATACATTAGTTATGTCACGATTGTCGC